TAATAATATAAGTATTGGACCAAATACTGATCCAAGTGCTAATAACGGAAACCAACAACTGGCTATAGGATACGGTGCTGTAGGTAAGGGAGATAATACTGGATTCATGTCTTCCAACGGAGGTGCCAATTATGCTGGTAATAACTCAGCAGATTGGTCAACGACTTCTGATCGAAGAATTAAAAAGAATATTATTGATAACAACACAGGTCTTGAGAAAATAAACCAGATTCAGGTTCGTAACTTTGAATATAGAACGCCTGATGAAATTGATGAATTACCTAGCCATTCTGCTATTAAGCAGGAAGGTCTTCAACTTGGTGTTATTGCTCAAGAGGTACAAGGATTTCTACCACAAATTGTTGATGAAGAATCTACTGGATGTTTAAGTGTAGATGGTAGTGATATTAAATGGCTTCTGGTTAATGCTGTAAAAGAACTATCAAGTCAAGTTGAAGACTTGAAAGCTGAAATTGACATTTTAAAGAAAAAAGACTAATTATAAGAACAGCAAAAATAGGAATAAAAATGACTGAACCAGAAGTAAATAATGTTATTACTCTTAACGGTAAAGAGTATGATTCATCAAAAATGAATGAACAACAAACGTATTGGATTGCACAAATTCAGGATTTACAGATGAAAAGACAATCTGTGCAATTTCAACTAGATCAGGTAAGTGTAGCTTTGGATTCTTTTGTAAACGTCCTGATTCAAAGTTTATCTGATAATAGTGAAACAAAGGACGAAAGTGAAACTATCAACAAAACGGAGAAATTCGATGCCTGAAGAATATATTACGGAAGACGAAATCAATCAACATTTTGTGGCTATGGGCCATAGTGTGGATCTGATTGATGCTACGATTGCTGACGATACAGAAGCAAAAAAGATGAACGGCGGTCCTCAAGGTGCTAAAGATATGGTCAAACGGAATACGGATCATCTTGAACTACAGCTTGGTAAGAGTTGGGCCGTAGATGATAATCGTGATAAGTCTTCCTATACGGATGCTATTACGGTAGGTAAAGCCTATATAGATTCATAATATTTAACTGAAGAACAGGTAAAAAATAATGTTTTTTAGTTCCATGATGATGGGTGGTGGTAACGTTTTCAATATTATTATTGATTCCGTTACGACTGATTTTAATCTGAGAACCAAGTTAAATACTTTTGGTTTTAATAATAATAGTCCATCTATTATAGATTTTAAACTGAATAGTGGTGTCACTATCGGAGCCTCTTCAGGTACGGCTAAATCTTGGCAGACAGGTACACTGGCTACACACCATACTGTAACTATTACGATTGAAGGAACTATTAGTGGAGGCGGCGGTGCTGGTGGTGCTGGTGGTACAACTCAAACAGGATCTTGCGAAGATCCTGGTGAAGATGGAGTAGACGGTACAGACGCTATGAGTTTTGAAGCCAGCGGTCCTACCTATAACGTTACCCTTGCTTCTACCGCAACGTTAAACAGTGGTGGTGGAGGAGGCGGCGGCGGAGGCGGTTTTAAAGGTGAAACAGCAGGTAACGAAGATGGTGGAGATGGAGGACGTGGGCAAGGTTACGATCAGTCTGCTACCAACGGTCAAGATGTAGGACCAAATGCAGGGGCTGGTGGTAACGGTGGTGCATTTGGTGTAGATGGAGAAGATGGTGGAGATGGAGAATGTCCTAACGGTTCTGGAGGAGCATCTGGATACGCTATACGTAAAAACAGTAACACAGTCAATGTAACAGATAACGGTGCGACAATAAATGGCACTGTAGGTTAAAGAAAAAAAAGTATAAGCCATGTCTTTTGGAATAACTTCATTCTCTGAAGCTCCTTTTGGAGCATTTCCGAAAGGTAGTGAAGCTGTTATTTTAACAGGTCAGTCTGCTCAGTTTAACACTGGCACGTTAATTCTAGGAGGACATTCAAGTGTAACACTTAACGGTGTAAGTGCGTTATTTAAAACAGGTGCTTTCACCGTTGTTGGAAGTTTTGTTACTTCTCTTACAGGTGTAGAAGCTGCTTTTAATACAGGCAGTTTTTCAGTTGCAGCCAATTCAAGTATTGGTTTAAGCGGTGTTAACGCGACTTACGATACAGGCAGTTTTTCCGTTATAGGTCATGCCAGTATCGGTCTGGATGGAGAAAACGCTACCTTTAATACAGGTACGTTAACAATTCAAGGGCATAGTAGTCTAGCGTTAACAGGTCAAAATGCAACATTTAACGATGGATCATTTACTGTTAAAGGTTATGCTTCTGTTGGATTAAGTGGAGTTAACGCAACTTACAACACAGGTAGTTTTACAGTTATAGGTAATACCAGTATCGGTCTGGAAGGACAAGTATTTACAGCACGTACAGGAACAATTACCTATCCGAAACCGTATAACGTATGGGTATTTGTAACTGATACAACAAAAGAAACGTGGACAACAGTAACACCACCATCTGCGACGTGGACAACTGTAACACCAACAACAACGGATTGGACAACGGTTACTAATTTACCCGCACCTAAACCGTCCTAACGGTTCTTTTTAATTAATTAATTTGGTAGAATAAAATCATGGCTGACATGACATATCAAACACTCAAAGATCTTATTCAGGATTCTGCTGAAAATGACAGTACAGAATTCACAAATAACATTCCTAATTTTATAGATAGAGCAGAACGAAGACTGACACGGGAAATTGACACCATCGGTCTTACGAAGTACGCTTCATCCAACTTCTCCAGTGGAGATGCTTTTCTCGCTAAACCGTCTGATACTCAAATTATTAAATCAGTAAGTTTTACTAACGACGGATCAAGAATTAATCTGGTACAACAAACAAATGAATATCTTAATGATTACTGGCCTGTACGTACTACTACAGGTACACCAAGATACTATTCGAATTTCGGTAGAGATACCATTCTAATTGCTCCGGCTCCTTCATCTGCCTGTCCTGTAGAACTGTCTTATGTGGGCAATCCTACAGCGTTAGCTTCTTCAACAAACGAAACAAACTATTATACAGAAAGATGTTCATCGGCCCTGTTTTATGCGTCGATGGTTGAGGCTTGTTATTTTATGAAAAATACAACAGCAGCGGGTGGATGGGAGCAGCAATACCAGCGTGAACAGAAGGATCTAATTAACGAGGCACGACGGCAACGACGTGACGATACACAGATTGCAGCAAATCCGGCTGGCGGTGAAGATAATCTAGTAGAGAGAGCAAGATAATATTATGGCTGATTCATATTCAACAAATTTAAAATTTATAAAACAGGAAGTCGGAGCTAACGACGGTACGTGGGGAACAAATCTCAACGATAAAGTTATAGAGTTAGCAGATCAGGCTATTGCTGGATATATAAGTAAAACGGTGACTTCCAGTGTAACAGATGTAACGTTAACACAAGGATCTTCTGCTGCCGCCCGTAACGCTTTTATTCAACTTACTGGAACCTTGACATCTAATTCGGTTTTACGTGTACCACAAATTCAAAAAAGTTACTTCATTAAAAATAATACAGCTGGTTCATTTACTATGACAGTAAAATGTACAGGTAGTACAGGAAGTGAAGCAAAACAAGGATCAACGACTGTATTTCTTGTAGATGGAGCTTCTGTAACACCTGCGGCTCCTCCTGTTAATTTTGCAACAGGTATTGTAAATGTCAGTGCTATTCCGACTACTATTACAGATAGAGTTTTTCTAAGTGCTGCCCTGACCAACGTTTCTGTTTCCGGTGGTGTTATGAATGCAGTATCAGTATCAGGAGGAACAATTACTTCTGCAACATTAAATGGATGTCATTGGAATGCAGGAACTGTAAGTACTTCATCGTTAACTGTATCAGGAACAACTACATTTAACGGTCAAGTTAACGTTTCAAGTAAGGCTTATGGAGTTATTACCTGTCTCACACCTGAAACGTCAGGAACTGTTACACCAACATTTGGATCAGGTAATTTCTTTGCCGTTACCCTTGTATCTGTAGGAACTTCTGGAATAACAACCTTTCTTAATCCGACAAGTGCAGTAGCTGGACAAAGTGGTGTCTTTTATTTAACACAATCTGCATCAGCAGGTGTAACGATTAAATTTGGAGATGCTTATCATTTTAGTAACAAGACAACTGTAACGCCAACCAGTGTTGCAAGTTCAAAGGATATTATGGCTTACTTTGTGGTTACACCTTCTATCGTCAACGTAACACCAAGCCAGAATTACGGAACTGGATCTTAACAAGGAAAATAAATTATGGATGAAAAACAGTCCAGAGAAAATGAGTTAGCGATTGCTGATATAAAAGGTGAATTAAAACTTATCCATTCTCATATAGATACAATAAAGAATAATGATCTTGCCCATATTCAACAATCTGTTAACTCTATAAATAAAGTTCTCTGGACTATCGGAGTTATGGTTCTTGGTCATTTTTTATATGCTCTTCGTTCTATTTTATTAGGTTAGAAAAATATTTAAATAATATGTCTACAGATACAAAGACAATTAAATTTAAGTTTGCTCAAGGTATCATGCGTGAGTCTACACAGTTTGCAGCTGAAGGTGGATGGTACGATGGTAATCGTGTACGGTTCAGAGATGGAAAACCTGAAAATATACGAGGTTGGCAAAAACACGATACAGATTCATTTATTGGAACATCACGAGCTATTCATTCATGGTCTTCCCTTGACAATCAAAAAATCGTAGCGTTTGCTACAGAACATAAAGTATATCTATATCAAGGGGGAAGTTTTTATGACATTACACCAATTCAATCTTCAGCTACTAACGCAACAGGGAATACAAGCTCTGGTTCTGCACAGGTTGTTGTAACAGCGACAAGTCATGGATTGGAAGTTGATAAAAAAACATACGTTGTTTTTAACAGTGCTACTGGTGTTATTGGAGGTAACGTTTCACTGTCAGGAAATGAGTATCTGGTTTCGGTAATAGATGCTAATTCATTTGCTGTAACTTATACGTCAACTGCCGATGCAACTTCAGCTTCCGCTGGAGCTTTTGGAATAGATTTTCTTCTTCAGTCAGGAACATCTATAGGAACAGGTGGTTTTGGTTGGGGCGCAGGTCCATACGGTGACAGCACTTATGGTACAGCACGAAGTACATCCAACATCACTATTGATATGCGTCAATGGTCAATGGATAATTTTGGAGAAGATCTTCTTATAAATCCGGCTCATCAGGGAAAAGTATATAAATGGGTAGAAGATAACGGATTCAGTACTCGTGCGGTATATGTAACAGCAACTCCGACAGCTTCAAATAATATTCTGGTTTCTCCGATAGACCGACATGTTGTCTGTTTAGGATGTAACGATATTACAGGAACTTTTGATCCGCTTCTGGTTCGATGGTCTAATCAGGAAGATTTAAATAACTGGACGCCCAGTGTCAGCAGTACATCAGGTTCTATACGACTAGGAAACGGAACGGAAATCGTCGGTGGTTTAATGTCAAGAAATACGATCTTGGCTTTTACAGATAAATCTCTTCATTCACTGGAATTTATTGGTCCTCCTTTTATTTTCAGAACCAAACAGGTTGCAGATAGTTGTGGATTAATTGCCAAACATGCAGCCGCTATC